ATTGGTGCTTCTACTCCGAGCACCAAACCTATGTTTTATCCATGCTCTGTGTCATGGCATGAGGAGATTAAAAAATTTTCTCAGACTAAACCATCATATGAGTATACGACTGACGCCAGATATGCCGAGTTGTGGGATAGAATTGTGAACAATGAAGATTCTGTTAATTCTTTAAACTACTAGAGGCCGAGGATTCAATTCTAAGATCGATCCTTCGGCCTTATCCCATAGATCTTGTACGTGTTATAAGTACTTCGTCTCCTGATATTGGTGAGCACATGAAATGTGCCGGAAGAGTTTTTAGGATCTTTAATCCGAAGACTCCCGATTATCGTGATGATGTTGTCGCACAGTATATTGTTTCTACTGGTGATGAGCCTAACAGACTCGACCGCTATGGTGTTGTGCCCAAGAGATTGGACATGGCGGTTAAGAGTATAAAACGGTATGATAGAGTACCGAATCCTTTCTCGTCGGAAGTGTGTCGTTTTTACGACATAGCTGGTGATTGGTTGAACTTGGAGTTTGGACAGTATCTTTGCAATAGTAATGTGATGAGTTATGACTCTGTCGTGGAGTGGTTATCCCATGATAAGAGCCCTGGTTATCCGTGGACACTGAAGTATCCATATAAGTCTGATTATTGGTTTAGCGACGACGCTGGTTTCTATGTCAAGTACTGGGATGATCTGTGTACACCAAATTATATTCGCAGTTTGTGCTCTGTGAGTATTAAGGAGGAAGTGCGTCCCCAGGAAAAGATAAGGAACGGTGATGTTAGAACCATAATAGCTATGGATGTTAATCATGTTGTTGCACACAGCATGTTGTGTCTTGATATGAATAATCGGCTCATTCACACAAATTTGCACCACTCTTCTGCCCTTGGGATTAACCTTTTCCAGGGTGGATTTCATAAATTAAATGAAAAAATGAGTGCTTTTGGTGCTGTTCCATGTACCCTTGAGTTGGATGGTAAGAAGTTTGATAGTCGTTTTAGATATTATTGTTTTGAGAAGATTCGTGATTTCCGCTTTCGTATGTTACGTCCTGAACATCGAACTCCAGAGAATTTTG